GCGGCACTGGCAGCGTCACTGGCAGCGGCCCTGGCGGCCCAGGCTGCGGCCCAGGCTGCACTGGCAGCGGCACTGGAATTGGCCCTGGAGGCGTCACTGGCAGCGTCACAGGCGGCCCAGGCAGCGGCAAAGGCGGCGTCCCTGGCGGCGTCCCTGGCGGCTCTGGCAGCGGCCCTGGCGGCCCAGGAGGCGGCTTTGGGGGCCGAATCGATTGACTCGATGCACTTTTGCGCGGACTCGATTGCGTTGCGTGGGCGCTTGTCGTGCGGGTAGGCGGCCTCGAAAAGTGGCAGCGCCAGTTTGGCGGCGTACTGCGCGTAAAGGATCCGGCTTGTCCTGGCGAGCACTCGCGACAGCAAATCGGTACTCCACTCGTATCTATCGTCAATGTCCGATGCGAGGAGCGCTTCTACTGTCTCCTCGACGGTAGTGCATCCCGAGGCTTGGAACCACGTGATGAATGCACCGCAGGCGTTAAGTTGTCGTAGCTTGGCAATTGTCAACCGCATAATCGATCCTTTCTATTTCAGATACCTGCCCCCTCGCCAGAGTTGCCTCCTGGGAGCCCTTCCTGTATGCGGGGATGCGCTCCCCGCGAGCGGCCCTACAACGATCAACGTTTGTACTCGTCGGCCGGGACCCAAAGGCAGGCGGAGGAGTCCCAGATCTGGAGGTCGTCTTCCAAATCGATTTCCGGCCGCACCACTGTATCGGACCAGGTCGACGTAAAGCCATCGTAACAACTACCAGTGCACAATTCGTTGTCCATATTCTCCTCCTGGTTTTGGTTGTCCGACGCCTACTTTCCAGTTAATCATGCCGGCAAGCAAATACGGAAGCCCTCTATACTTGCTAGCACTTGCGCTCGCGGACCGCGCGCAGCGATCCCACCTCGCGGGCCGGGGACCCAGCCGTCAGCTACGGAGGGATCGCAGTAGCCGATCACGCGGTCGGCCGTCCCCTTTCGCGGAGAGCCGATGAAATAGCTGCGATAGCTACAAATTTTGGATCCGTTGGGGTAGTACCTACGGCTGATAACGGTTTTCATGATGCCTCCCTCTGTTAGTGTGGTTGTATCATCTGCTTTCAGTCATTGCGCCATCCGACAAGTTTGCCGTTCATGATCAGTTGGATATCCCGACCCGGATTTTTCTCGGCGAGGTCCAGGAAGACTTCATGGGCGCGGTACTTTGGCGGATAACTCGACAGATCGTAAGTCTGCTCAACTCCGTTGATCAAAATCTTGTCTGTGTTCTGCATGATGTCCTCCTCTGGTTGTTGTCTATCCTGCTTACCCTATAAATATACCACTTCTACGTAGTAGTGGCAATAGGATTTTGCGTTTTTGTGGCGAAAGTGTATTCTAGATTTGTCAAGTTTAGAATACACCAACAACTCTACTATATATAGGCGAATCCGCGCGATAGCACACTAATCGGCATTTTTTCCCTAATTAAAGACAAAAAGCCCGGAAAGGTGTTGACAATTTTCCCAAAATGAGGTATTATACCCGATAGAAGGGATCGGAGGCGGGCCCGAGAGTCGAGGGGCCCTGCGGTGGCGGTCGCTGACTCCCAGGCGACCGGACGTGAGGCCGCCGCTCCTCTGCCGGGAGCCCACGTAATGGCGCGGCCCGACGCAAGCGGTCCCCCTCCAATCGCAAGCATCGCTTGACGAATGCAAAAGGGGAGGGGGATTCGCAAGGTGCTTGACAAATAATATCTCAATCGGTTTACAGTAGTGAACCAAAACTAGGGGATATTGGGGTGTCGCAAAGGTCACAAGACAACGCTGTAGTCAAGGCAATCAAGGCAAAGCTTGAGGCAATGGCATCCGATGTTGACAAACTCGTTGAAAACAAACGGATGATCGAAACCCTACGCGACACAAGCGAAGACGACAGAGTGCGTTTCAACGCAGCTAAATTGATAGCAGACATTGAAATACGGATCATCGAGCAGACTTGGGAGATGTACGAGCATGATGAGCCGCCAGTTCACAAGACAGAAGCTAAGGTGGAGATTGACATACCGAGCAAACTGACTGTAGAGATTGTGCAACCATGCCAATCGTAGACGGAAAAGTCGTTCCCCTTAAGCTGCCTCCCAAGCATGCCAGAGTAATCTACGATAACAGCAAGAAGTGGCGGTATCGAGTAATGTACGGCGGTCGCAACGGCGGCAAAGACTGGTCTTTTGCATCCGCAGCCATAGAGATGGCAATCCGCAAAGAGACGCGTTTCCTCTTTACACGTGAAGTACAAAAGACCCTCGACTCATCGGCGCGTCAACTATTGGTGGACACAATAAAGCGACTTGGATACAAAGATCTCTTCGACGTGACAAAAAATGAAATTCGGTGCGAACGCACTGGATCAATAATCAAGTTTAATGGCCTCAATGATCTAGTGTCGGAAGACCTGAAATCCTTTGAGGCGATTGATTTCTGCGTGATATGCGAGGCGCAAAACCTGACGCGCAAAAGCATGACAGACCTCGACCCTACTATCCGTAAACCAGGCTCAGAAATCTGGATAATGTTCAATCCGCAGTATGCAGACGATTTTGTGTATGAGTTTTGCGTGACCAACAAGCCTGACAACATGATATGCGAGCAGGTCAACTACACCGATCTCCCGGCGCAATGGATCAGTCAAGAGGTGCTTGACCAAGCAGAGCGGTCGTGCTCGATGAGTAAGTCAGATTATGACCACATATGGCTTGGCAAGTGCAAGGCTATCGGCGGAAAGGTATGGACAACGTTTGACAGAAACGAAATGGTGTTGTCAGAAGGACATAGACACCTCGAGCGATATACGTTCGCAGCAATTGCTTGTGACGACAATGCATGCGATTGCTTTATGGGTATGGACCCACACAGTCAATATTATCCCGCATGTGTATGGGTAGCGCGATTCAACGCTAAGCACGTTGAGGACGATGTGTTTGTCGTCTATAACGAGTGGCCAAAGCATGCAGATCTAGGTGATTATTATAGCACGCTCCGCAAAACCCTGTACTACACGGGATCAATAGCAGACCTTGGCGGAGCGATACGATCAAACGATGTAGCTCGACACGTGCGTGGACGGTTTCTTGACACTCGGTACGGGCTGGGGGCTGGTGCCGCTACTATGTGGAGCACTAGCACTGCTGGAATATGCGAGCAGCTTTCCAAAGCGGAAAACGGTGGGTTGAAGTTCGCAATGCCATCCGTAAAGAATATCGACGTACAGCGTGGAAGAATACGCGGGCTTATGCAATGGAACAGGACTGTCCCGATATCTGTGCTTAATCAGGCTCGGCTATACGTGATGCCGCACTGCCTAAACATGATCCAAAGCTTGACAGCGCACCGATTTGAAGACAGCACAGAACGGGAAGATGACAGGTACAAAGATTTCAGCGACGCGTTGAGAATCTGCTTTGCTGGAATAGACGAAACTCCTAGGCAATACAGCGAGCACAGAGAGCCGACGGTAGAAGAGGGATACCCGTGGGCAGGGTTTTCAGGTGAGTATCAGACTGATGCGTACGCAGGTGCTCATGCAGGCTGTAGCAACACGTCATCTTGGCTAGGATACTAACGATGGCAGAGAACAGTAAGAAAGATAGGGAAATTCTCGCGGAAGCTCTGGAAAGATTTACCGTTGCGAGAGACTCTTGCTCAGATCAATATACTAAGTCGCAATTTTGGCTTAACTTCTGCGATGGCGAGCAGTGGTCAGACGAGGAGCGCAAGAGACGAGGTAAGCGACCTTGTGTGACAATAAACAGGCTTGGAGCACCTGTTAAGCAGGTATGCAATTCGCAGCGTCAGAATAGGCCAATGATCAAGGTGTTCGCTGTTGACAACTCAACGGACCCTGAGACAGCCGAGGTTATAAACGGGATGCTTCGTCATATCCAGAGTGATGGCGGTGCGGAGAGCGCGGTAGACACTGCGTTTGATTACGCTGTCAAGGGTGGTATCGGATATGTGCGTATATTGACAGAATATTGCGATGATGAGAGCAGCGACCAAGAAATACGGTTCAAGAGGATTAACAATCCGTTCCAAGTCGTGTTCCCTTTACACCTGTGCAACGAGCTTGATTTTAGCGACGCGCCATATGCGTTCGTCGTTTCTGAGATGACGAAGGAAGAGTTCGAAAAACAATATGGCAATACGCCGCAGATAGATTGGGAAGAACTACCCAACAGTAGTAAAGAGTGGTTTACTGATGATATTGTGAGGGTAGCCGAATATTTTTGCGTAGAGACTACCACCAAGAAGCTTTTCCAATTGGCTGATGGCTCAAAAGTAAATGAGTTAGTGGATGGAGCCTTAGCTGTTGCCGAACGCGACGTCGAGGTTGCTAAGGTGCTGTGGTATAAGCTCTGTGGGGATAGGATTCTTGAGCGGAGCGAGATACCTGGCAGATACATCCCAATCGTACCAGTGATCGGGCAGGAGTCCTTGGTAGACGGTAACCGGGTGTATCGCTCCCTAATTGCTGACTCGGTAGACCCGCAAAGGCTGTACAATGCCTGGCGGAGCAACGAGGCGGCGCTAGTTAGCAAGGCGTCGCGGGCATCTTGGATAGCCGCAGTAGGACAACTAGAGAATGTCAAGAGAATTTGGGAGCGATCAAACGTAGAAGACATTGCGGTTTTAGAGTACAATCCGGTGAGCGCGGGGGGGCAGGTTCTTGGACCACCGCGACAAAGTGATCCAATGCCTGTCCCTACTGGTCTTGTCAACGCAGCCCGAGAATGCGCCGACGAGATAAAGATGACCACTGGCGTGTTCGACGCGTCAATGGGAGCTCAAGGCAACGAGTCGAGCGGGAGAGCTATCATCGCAAGGCAACGGCAGGGAGATAGCGCTAACACGCATTTTTCTGAGCACCTGTTGTCAACATTGCGCCATATCGGTCGGATAATAGTTGCATGGATACCGTACTACTACGATACGCCAAGAGTAGTCAGGATCATCGGCGAAGATAAGGTTAACCAAGTAATTGCGATCAACCAGATGTCCGGAGACGGAAAGGTATATGATGTGACAGTCGGCAGATACGATGTAGTAGTCGACACGGCTCCTTCGGCGGTATCTCGGCGCAACGAAATAGGCGAATTACTTGTCAAGATGGCACAGGCAGACCCTGTAGTCATGCAAGCTGGAAGAGATCTGATAGCGCGGTTTATCGACATGCCAACAGAAGTTGTAGAACGGTTAGCGCGTACAATACCCAAGGAGCTTAAGGGTGAGTCAGACAAGCAGAGTGGAGAAGGTCAACAAGAGGACATGTTGAAGCAACTCATGCAACAGGCCGCACAATACGAGGTTACGATCAAGGCTCTTGACGAGACAATACAAAAGATGGCGGCTGAACTAGAGGCGCTAGAAAGTAAAAAGGAAATAGAGGAGAAGAAAATCGCTGCTGGAATTGCAACCACTAGGATGAAAATCGAGGGTGACATCGCACGCACGCAGATTGACAATGCCCATGACGCAGGGATGGAGGCGGTGGGTGGAGTACGACAACTTAACTCAGAAATGCTTGAGCAATTGGCAGTCGCAATAAACAACCTGGACTCTCGACTTGGCGCTGTCGAGGGATCAGTGAAAGGAATCAGCGCTCCGGCCCCTGCGCCGTTCGCAGAGATCGAATAGGAGTACCGTATGACAAGTCCAAAACAGTCTACCGATGTCAACGTTCTCGCCAACATACCCGACGAAAGTCGTGACGATAGCAATGTTGGGAAAGAAGAAGATGTCGGAACGAAACCTGAAAACACCAACAACAATTCCCAAGGAGACGACGACGATGGCAAAGGGAAAAGTGAGTCTTCCGGCAAAGATGATGGCGAAGGGACCCCAAAAAGGAAAAACCACGACCAGCGACGGTGGGAAAACCACATTCGCAGGACGGCGGCCGCCGAAGAGCGGGCGAGGCTGTTAGAACAGCAAAATGAAGCTCTAAGATACCAATTGTCTGGAGATAACAAATATCGGAAGTCAAATGTTGCAAACCTGGATGGCGAACCGTCCAGAGATGATTATGACAGCGACATCGATTATATCGAGGCGCGAGCAACATGGATTGCCGATAAAAGAGTGAGCAGCATACTGCGTGAAGATGAAGAAAAGAAACGGACTGAATCCGTGCGGGAGAAGTATCAGCGTAGCATGAAAGATGCTTCCGAGGAATACGATGACTTTGATGAGGTGATTGACGACTCACATATACAATTGACACCTGCTGTTGAGCGTGCTATTGTCGAGTCGGAAATATCCGGACATCTATCATACTACTTGGCAAAGCACGAGGACGAGATAAGGAGACTCAACTCTCTATCTCCGCAGCAAGTTCTGCGCGAAATGGGAAAGCTTGAAGCCAGGATAGAGGGAGAAAAGTCCGCTAAGGCTAACTCAAAAGAATTGCCAGTAAGCAAGGCTGCTCCACCACACAAACCGGTATCATCAAAGGGTACGGCCAACATTGACGAAGATAAGTTGAGTGACAAGGAATGGATCACACGTCGGCAGGCGTATCTTGCCAAAAAACAAACTCATTGAACGTAACCAACTACATGAGAGGGTATCATGGCTAACACGCTTTTGACAAGTACGATGATCACTAGGGAATTTGCGAGAGCGTTTGTCTCTGCTAACCGAATCGCAAAGAACCTTGATCGTAGGTGGGAATCTAACTTCGGTGCAGCCGATTCTAAGTTTGGAAAAGTCGGTTCTACGATTAACATCCGTAAACCGTCACAATTCACCGTACGTGATGGATGGACTCTCGATGTACAGAATGTCATCGAGGAAAGCGTCCCGTTGACGATAGAAAATGTAATTGGTATTGACCTGACTTTTAGCAGCGAAGAGTTGGCTCTGTCAATCGACGATTTCTCAAAGCGGTACATCGAGGGTCCAGCACAGCAACTTGCGGCAGACCTTGATCGAAGGTGTGCCAGTTACATGTATCTCAACACCGCACATTCGGTAGGCACACCAGGAACGGCCCCCAATGCGTCGTCCTATTTTCTTGACGCGCTGAGAAAGATTAGAGAGAGCAGCGCGCCGGATACGGAGGACATCTACTGCGTGATTGACCCAAGGGCTGAGAGCGCAATCGTTGGGGCACTGAGCACACAATACAACCCGCAGTCCGTCATTGGAGATGTGTTTCTTAGAGGTCAAATATCAGATGCGCTTGGGATGAAGTGGTTTAGGTCGAACAATCTGCCAACTCACACTTGCGGGTCAAGAACCGCTACAACTCCAGTTGTAAATGGAGCAAATCAAACAGGTGCGTCGGTAGTCGTTTCTGGCGCTGGAAACGCGGTTACATACACTGCGGGAGACATCGTAACTTTCGTAGGTTGCTACGATGTAAACCCAGTGACAAAGGCAGCTTTGGGGAGTCTTAAGCAGTTTGTCATCCGCACTACCACAACGTCCTCCTCAGGTGGGGCTATCACTTTGCCGATCTACCCGTCGATTGTGACTAGTGGTCCTACGCAAAATGCTTCGGCCAGCCCTACGTCAAGCGGAGCTGTTGGGTTGCTTGGGACTGCATCAACGGGCTATCCGCAGCAAATGGTCTTCCAGAAGGAAGCGTTTGCGTTTGCAAGTGCGAAACTTCCAATGCCTGGCGGAATGGATATGGCAGAGAATGTTGAAGTGGACGGTTTCCGCTTCGGGTTTGTCAGAGGTTTCGACATTACCAATCGCACGTTCGTTTCACGGATGGACATGATGTATGGT